AAAGCGTTGCGCCCATAGCAACACTCATCGGGGCTTGCTTCATCTGCTCCGAGTACTTGCCTGCGCCCTCGTATGGCTCTATTAGATACCGATGCTTGACCTCGCTCGTGATAGGGCGATACAATACGGCCATCGCTTTGTGCAGGTCTTGCACGTCTTGCAGGTATCCATCAAGATCAACGAACTCACCATAGGTGATATTGTCAAGTTCAGGGATAAACCCGTACTTGGTGTCCCCCATCGTGAAGGTTGGCGTGAGGCTTGGCTTCTCGTTAATCATAGCACTAATGTGCTTGCTGATGTGGCTCACATCTTTGATACGCACATTCGGAAGATTGGCAAGAGGCACTCCGCAGAATATCTCAAGCATCTTGTGGGTCAAGAACTCCTCATCGCCCTCAAGCCTCGCAAAGCGTTGGTATTGGTCAAGCGTGATCTCTGATAGGGCGGTGGGTACAATTACCTTTAGTTCCATTGTATTAAAATAACCTTTTAGTTTTAGCGTATGGCATACCTGCCAAAGTTAGGTCTGCTCAACTTGTTGTAGGTCGCATAGCGCAGCGCATCAATGGCGTGGTTGAATGCGTCTATCGGTTTGTTGAGCAGGTTGCCGTTCTTGTCCTCTACCCATTTGTAGTTTTGCAATTCTTTAATTAGGTTGCTGCTTCGTGGGGTTACGAATAGCTTGTGCCGCTTCAGTACGTCAATACCCACTATAACGCTATCTGCGCCCTTCTGCGTGGGTTTCACGTTCCATCCCATACGATGCAGCTCCTCAATAGATTTGGGTTCAGCAGAGTCAGCATATATCTCTGCCCTTCGGTCAAGCCCAAGTGAGGCAAGTACGTTGCTGATGTCGGGGTTGGTCATACCCGTGCGGTAAATCAACTCATCCACATAAAGATTGTCCCCCGACTTGTAAACTGCCACAAGTGCGGTGGGGTCGTTGGTGTAGCCAAAGTCCATCCCGTGACATAAGAGCGTGGCATCGGTTGGTATCTCTGCCTGCCCGTATTGAAAGATGGTGGCTCTGCTCATACCACGTTCTCCAAGTCCGTAGATTCTCCAATAGTCATTGTCCGTATGTTGCAGCCTTTCTATCTCCTCAACAATCGAGGCATCCAAGAACGGATTGTCGAGATAGGTACTTTGGATGTACGTTACGTCATCCCTTGTCAGCAACTTATCGTATATCCAATGGAACGCATCAGAGGGGTTGTAGTCAACCCATATCTTGCCTGTGGTACGAATCAAGAGCTGAAAAAAATCCTCCCACGTTAACTCGTTTGCCTCGTTGCAAAATAGGTAGTCACGTCTTGCTCCCCGTTTCTTCTGCGGTTGGTCAAGGCTTATGAACTCAAAGAGGTTGCCATTCAGCTCGTAGGTGTAGTCGCTCTTGTTATGCCGTGCCTCATCATAGAGGCCGTTGGCATTTAGAATCTCAAAGAAGTCACGATAGGCCGTCATCTTCAGAGAGGGCAGAGACTTGCGCACAATGGAGTACACCTTGCCCCTATCCTCCATCGCCATCACGATGAGCATCTGCAAAAGCGAGTAGGTCTTACCGCTTCGGCTGCCGCCTTGATTGACTACTATCCGAGTTGGTGCGGTGTAGTTCTTTTCAAAGAGTTCGCTACTCTTTAGGTTTAGTTCGGACAATCTCTACCTTGATTTTCGTTAGCTCATCCGATACCTCGTGTGAGTTCTCAACCCTTGCGAGCTTGGGAGTCGTGTACTCCGCCATCTTGTTCAAGAGGTCAAGTGCGCCCTTCGGGTCATCTGCTGCCACCTGCGTGAGCCATAGGGTCATATTCTCAAGGTTGGCTTCGATGAGGGTTTGGAATGCCTCTCTGATTTTATTGGTGGTCTTGTTTGGTGTTCCGCTTGGCCTTCCTGTGTTGCCTGCTATGAACCTGCCTTTGTCATCTTTCATATCCGTTCAATTCCGTTATTTTCGGTTGTATCTAAATAACCCTTTTTGCGAGGTGGTGATCGTGTGTTGCTTGAAGTCGCTCCTTCCATTCTTTGATATCCCCGTATGCAACGTGGCAAGGTCGGCATAGAGCCATCAGATTTTCTATGGTATCAGCAATTTTGCTTCCACCCATTCCGCGTGATTCTATGTGGTGAATGTCTTGCGCTTGGGCTTGACATACCTCGCAAGGAATGAAGTCAGTTGTGGAGTAGCCCATCCCCTTGAGGTAGACCTTTGTGTGGTTTTTCACCTTTGGTAAATCCAACAGTCATCAATGAACCAAGCACGAGGCAGCAGCTCATCAACGGCTTGTATTACTCCCTTCCAATGTTCGTGGTAGTCATCTCCTGCGATAAAGCCTCCCTTCTTTACTTTGGGTAGCCATAGCTTGATGTCTTCCTTTACCGCCTCATAGGTATGGGTTAGGTCTATGAATACCACGTCTAACGATTCGTTGGCAAACTTCTTTGATGCTGCTTTGGATGTTGCTTTGATTGCCTTGTACTTGCGCTCACCCATATTCTCCACAAAGAGCTTGTAGATGTCCACCTCCGTTGCAAGTTTATGGGTTGTGGTCAATTCGTTTGGCGAACCCTTCCAAGTGTCTATGATTGTGATGTTTTGGGATGTTGCTTTATCGCATAGGTAGGCCGATGACTTACCGAGCCAAGCCCCCAACTCTATGAACGTGCCGTCTTCGGGCATATTGGCAAGGAGGTAATCGTATGCTGCTTGGTGGTTGAACCACCCGTCTATTTGTTTACTCGTTTTCATTTTAGGGCGTTGTAGTAGCAAAGGTACTGCTCTACGCAGATAAGTGTGCCGAGCCTTGCCGCTTCACTTGCAAAGATACCATCGGCCTCATAGGCCATCTCAAAGCGCAGGTTGGGCAGGTCGTATGGCTTAAACATATAGCAGGCGGTGTCTATGTTGCCGACTTGGGGTTGGTCGGTAGGGCGTAGCCTGCCCCCTTGCCCCCACGTTACGATTGAACAGTCAAGGGAGTTTAGGTTGTTCCACTCCTCAAGGAACTTTGGATGCAGGATGTTGTCATCATCCAAATAATAAACCCAATCTTCTTTGGTAAAGGAATCAGCATACAATTCAAGGAACTCATTGCGTAGGGGGTTGCCCATATCCCCCGTGCGTGTAGAGTAGTGTGTGATTGATGCGCCTGTTGCTCCCTTGAAGTCGGTAGCAGCATCCATCATCACCACCCACGTTGCGTAGGCAGGGATATGTTGCTTTAGCCTCACGAGGTTATGAGGGCGTGAGCAGGGAGTGACTATGTAAAGCATCGCAGTTCGTTTATTTTGTCCATTGTGAAATCTTGCACAAACTCGTATAACGATTCCGTTATATCAGCCACTTGGTTGGGGTTTTCTTTTAGCCTCTTGATTGCTCCTGCCCATTCGCTTGGGTGCTTGATAGCAATGCAATTATCCTTTGTGATGTATGGTGAATAGGGTTGTGTGTTGCTCACTATCAAGGCGCACTTGCTAAAGCCTGCCTCAAGCATCTTTAGGTGCGACTTGCACTTGGCAAACTCGGAAGTGCTTAACGGCACAAGGCTAACGTCAAAAAACTCGTAGAGCTTGTGGTAGTGTGTTGGTGGCATCGTAGGAAGCCTATGGCTTGCCTTCATTATATCGGGGTAGCCATCTACCTCTGCGACATAGCCTTGATAGCCTTCAAGGTTGATTGTGGACTCTCTTACGTCTGCTGCGTGGTGGTTGCCTCCGATATATCCGAAGCGTACTTCTTCGCTTGGCTCTCGCTCTACCTGCCACGTTGGTACGCTGATGGCATTGGGGATGATTCGGATGTTGGTATTATACTTCTTGACCTTTGAGGCAAGGTGCTTGTTTGTCACCCATACCTCATCCGCTGCTTTCATAGAGCGCACAATGCGCGTTCTCATCTGCTCAACGTACAGTCCTTGCAGGGGATGAGTAGGGGGTAGAACCCACCAATCATCGTTATCAACGATTAGTTTGATGCCCTCCTTACGGCAAAGCTTTACAAAGTCATCAAACGGCTCAACAGGGAATGCCCTTGAGGCAAAGATGTGAGTGACCTTCGGCCACATCTCGGGGTCAATGTCGGTAATCTTCTCAATGAAAAAGACATCTACATCCTTGTGGCATATCAAGGGTGCAAATGTCCTGTGGTGTGATACACCCGAGTTCTGCTTGTGGAAGGCAAGCACAAAGGGTCTAATCATAAATTAGCCTCTTGGTCTTTGAACCATTGCGCCATCGCTTTGCGGTCTAAATACTTTACCCACATCCGAGCAGCTACTGCTCTGCGTTGGGGTTTGAACGGGTAGGTGCTACGGAGCTGCGCCATAGCAATCCTCATAAACTGATCTTGCATTATTCTTTGGTATTTGAGGTGTTGCAAAAAATGCAACGATTGGTTTTATTTTAAAGTTTGGTGTTCCAATAGTATTCGCATTGGCCGTGCTTGACAGGTACGCCAACAAAGAACGATTGGTACATTTCGGCAGGTGCGGTGAATCGGTAGCACGTTTCTTTTAGTGGGCAGCCCTCGCCCGTGCATTTGGTGATGTCGGTCATAACGTACCAACAACTGTGTACGAATCCAAGTCCTCACCCAAGATGAAGAACTGCTTGTACATTTCAATAGCCTCAAGGGTCTTGCGCTCTCCCTCTGCCACGAACTCGGGGCTTACAGAGTAGATGCCTATGTCAAGGCTTGCCTTGTCAATAGCGATGAAGAAGAACTTATCAATCGGCACTCCGAATAGTCGGGTGTAGATGAACGCCTGCACATCGTAGCCGTACTTCTTTGCAGAGTAGGGGAATGCTCGGAGGTCGGTTGTTGTTTTCAAGTCAGCCAAAAACCCTTCAGCATAGATGTCAGCCTTCGCCCTAAAGGGCAGGCCGCCAATCATACCAATCTTGGGTACTTCAAACTCGCAGCCTGTGATAAGCCCAAGCACGTTCTCGTTGCGCAGGAGCGCATCAGAGATGCGTTGCGCCTCGTTGTACTCTTTGCGGGTGCATAGGTTGCGCTTGCCCTTTGCATCCTGCCACGCCTTTGCGTTCTTGCTCTGCACCTCAATCACCTCGTAGTCCGCTACCCTGTGCGGCTCAAGAGCCATCAGGTGAACGAGCCTGCCTACGGCAAACGCATCGGAGTCCTCGCTGCCGTACTTCGTAACGTAGTGATACGTCTTGGGTGATGTAAGCAGCAGCTTGCAAGCAGAGGAGGACAGGGCGTTCTTGCCGAGTACCCCGTAGTAAAAGTCATCATCGTGCATCTTCTCAAGGACTGTCTCCATATCCCAAGTGCTGCCATCTAAAAGTTCTATAATTTTCATTTTGTTTCTGTTTTGAATGTTGCTTCGTACCATTCTTCAAAGGGAACACGAATTAACGCATCGTGGTAGGCCATACGCAAGGTGACCTTCTCAATTAGTTCTATGTCTTTGAGGATTGATTCGGATATGTCTGCCGACTTCAGTTGTCGGAGCAGTTGGGAGATAGTTTCGTATTTCATTTGATTGGTTTTAATTATTCTTCTGATGCGACTTGAGTTGCCCAATTCATCCACTTGGTATAGATGTCATCGGCAAGGTTTGGTATATCCCTGTAAATGGATGTGGTAGGGTATGCGGTGGTGTTGGTGTAGCCATCCTCGTTGTATGACTCCTCTATGTATGTGATTTGCATCTCGTACTCGTAGAAGTCAGCAACGTGGGCAAAGCCGAGCCACTTGGCAAGAATCTCATCGGAGTTCTTGTCATCGGGGTTGTAGTCCTCAAGGGCATCCCAATAAGACTGCGGTAGTAGGTCGGCATCTTCGAGCCAAAACTTTAGGTCGTTGTAGGTAAATATCATATCCCAAGAAGTTCAAGAGTCCATAGGTATGCCCAAAAAGTCAGCGCAAGAGCGCAGAAGTAGGCCGTGTTTTTAAGTAGTAGTTTCATTCTGATTGGTATTAAATGTTTGCCAAATATACAAAACTTTTTGAATTACCAACACTCCAATAAAAAATAAATAAAAAAAAGAGGACTACTTGCCCTCTCTATATTGTGTGTAGCAAACTGCTACTGCTTGGTCTTTGTCTTGGTACTCGCTTCCGATAGCCTCCAAGCAGCGTTGGATGTATTCGGCTTGCTTTTCTCCGCTTTGAACTTTAGGTATTGGCATAGTGTAAAAATAAATTGATTTGATTAAATAGTTGCTCCTTATCTAAGATGCCTTCCTTACCGTAGTAAACATAAACATAGGGTGCAAACTCTTGCTTGTAGCGCTCGTTCTTGGCGCGGTGCGCCTCCTTTGCTCGTAGTTGGTAGGGGCTACCCATCGCCTTGTAGGATTCAGGCTTTATCTGCAAGCCAAGCATCAGGGTTTTGTTGTAGAACATCTCCGCATCTATGCAATAGTCGTGGTCAATGTTAAAGGTGGTCTTCTTGAAGTGCGCATCGGGGAACGCTGCGTTTAGCTCCTTTACTACAATCAGCTCCTTTTGGTAGCCATTCCACGTCTGCCCGATTACACGATGCCAAATGTATTTCTTAATATGTTGCTCATCAACATTCGGGAGCTTGCTCTTTAGTTCTTCAAATACAACGGTCAAACCCTCAAAGCCTTGTATCTCCTTGTAGTATTCTTGCCACCCTTCCTGCGTGTTTAGGGTGTTGCTCTCATAGTAGTCAGAGATCAACCGCATACACTCACCGACATACACCTTGCCAAAGAATTGATTTATCTGTGAGTTCTTGTTAAGCTCACTAAATAAAGTTTTGGGTATGTCAATAGTGTAAAACACTAATAGGCGTTGTAAAGGGTCTCAAGCTCCTGCAACCTACCTCTCAAGCAAGATCCGCAGTTCGTTGGCTTCACGGAGTCTTTGAATACTCGGTTGTAGATTCTATTCACTTCCGCCTGCTCAATAGCGGTCACGGTGTTTCTGCCTCGCATCTTGCCGACAAACTCGTATTCTTCTTTGGTCAAGCATTCGGGCTTCCTGTACCTAAATAGCTTGTTAAGTTTCTCCTTACGGGCATCGCAACCGCAGTCTACGCCTGTGGCTTCGCTAAACCAATCCACCGCAGCCTTGATGCCTGTGGCGGTTGTGATTTGCTCAATGGTATCACCCAAGCCGCTTGGCTTCTTTGTACGCTTGGTAGGTGTCTTGGCAGTCTTCTTGGATTCGCTCTCTTGCATTTTTTAGTGTGTTGAAAATTGAACGTGCTGAAATCTTGGTCTCATCCGCTAAAGTACGGATGCTCATATCGGTGTTGTGGTACAGGGCAAATATCTTTTTATCGTACCAATGCCAATCTGTTTGTGTTGACCATACCCTGTCGTAAAGTTGGATGAGCTGCACCTCTGCATCTTCGTTGGCCTCCTCGTAGATAAACTCCTCAAGGATGTCTACGTCTACAAATTCAAATCTTGCCCGTTGGCGCATCAGGGTGGCGTACATATTGCGCAGCGTAACGTACACAAAGAAGGTATTGACCTCCGTTTCGTTGTACATTATCTTCTCCGCGTCATCCACATATTTGTACAACCTAACGTACATTTCTTGTACAAGCTCTTGGGCAAGGTCATCACTCGCTCCGAAGCTCTTGCACATCCGAATCCAATCCGTCTGTCGCTTTGCTAATACTGCGAGGAGTCCCAAGTGATTTCTACGATTATCACAAACAATGCAAACTGAACGGTGTGCATCACAATATCCTCCTCAAGGTAATCGGTCTTTGACCAATTTGCCCCAACTACAAGTCCATAAATGGGGTAAAGTCCTACGTTAAAATTCATCGAATGTGCGTTTAAGAGTTACATACAATTCCTTGTATTTAGATAACTCCGCAACGACTTCGTTTAGTTTATTTAGTTCCAATTCTAAAGATTGAAAGTCAGGCTTGTCAATACAGGCCATCGGGTTTTCTTCAAGAACGCAGCAGGCTACCTTATAGTAGTGCTGATAGTCCCCGTAGATAAGGCGGTCTTTGTGCATCCTTACGGCATAGGCTACGCTTGAATGGTCTTTGTCTATGGCCTCTCCGAGTTCGTGGAGCGTGGCGTGGTTTCGGAATGCTGATACGAATGCTGCTCTTGCGGTGGATTCTTTATGCGCTCGGCTTCCATTGTCTTGAAACCCAAGACGTGCATAGTACTGTTCTTTAGATACTTTTAATTGGCGTATTTCAAATGGTCTCATTAGCATTTGCAGCGTTTCGCTCTGCCCTCGTTGTAATTGGTTATTATTTTAGTTATCGGCATAGTGTAGTGCTTGTGGTCTGAAAGTCTCTTAAACTTCATCTCACTCGCCCATTCCACTAAATTGTCATCCTTGTCTTGGATTATCGTAACATCGGTCACAAGGTAGTCTGTTCCGTCAACGGAGAAGCATTCGTACTTCTGAAAGGGGGAGAATATCTGCCTCATAGATTGTCCTCTATTATCCCTTGCAGGCGTTGTATCTCGTAGTGCATCTGCTCGCTATCAACTCGCAGCTTGGCGTTGGCAAGGTACATCTCGTTCATCTTACCCTCTGTGAATTGTCGGTAGTCAATAAACTGCTGAAGAAGTAGGTCTGCGTAGTGGCAAGACATAACGTGGTGCAGTAGGTCATCCTGTACCTCCCTGCCGTTTGCTTTGTCTGCTGCTTGCTTCGCCAACCACATCGCAGTACCTGCAAGCATCAACTGCTTCTCCCTTATATAAAGGTCGTGGGAGTCATCAGAAGGGTACATCGCTCGCAGGTGTTTCATCCGTTTTTATTGGCAGCAAGTTACGCCCGTTTATCACAAAGCCAACATTACCTAACACGCTCTGCAAAACAAGCGGAGTTTCAAGGGGCGTTACTCGCCCACCCGACTCCATCTCCTTGACCTTACGAACGTGAATGTGAGTGTATATCCAATCGGTCTCATGAGAAATCATCCTATGTATTACTACTACCGAGTCGCTGCGGTTTCCCCACTTACCCCCTCCTTCAATGTCTGATGTGTTAGGCGGCATAGCCATCCCCTCATACTTGTGGCCTTTGTAGAATGTCTTACGCATTGCTTCGGTTACGGGGTGAGCGTTTACGATTGTGGTGACGTTGTTCTGATGGGCAAACACCCGAAGCGCAGAGGCTACCTCATAGTGGTATTCGTGCATCCCTGTCTTGCCTAATTTCTTTTGGTCTGTTGATAAAGAATTGTATGGGTCAATAAGTGCGCCTGTATAGTTCCATTCGTTCTTGATGGAGTTCATCACCTCAAGAAGTTCAAAGGCGGTAAAGAGCCGATTGCTGTCAATGAATTGGAAGTACTCGTTTATGAAGTCCAACTTGCGGAACATCATACCCTCATCAATCCCTTGAATGGGTTTGCATACCAAGAACTCAATGAGCTTGCGCTTGAGGCTTGGCACTTCGTTTTCTGCGGAATAGATGAGCCACTTCTTGCCGAAGTTATACGACTGAAGCAGCATTAGGTAAAGCAGCGTGTGAGTCTTGCCTACGTTAGCGTGGCCTACCACTACGACAAACTCGCCATCTTTAAGTCGTAGGTACTGATCTACTTCATAAACACCGAGCTTGCCCGTGTCGTAGTACTTGCCCTTGAGGGCGCGTTGGAGGTATGGTAACGAAGACTCGTTAGAAAGAAGGTCGGGGTGTATCATTGATTCTGATTGGTTAGCAAATATAACAAAATAGTTGACATAAAAAAACCCCTCCGTAGAGGGGCTTCACACAACGACCTATTAAAAACCAATCAGAAAGGGTCGTTGCGATTTGCGAAATGCTCGGTGTGTGATGCAGGGGCAGCACTCTGCCCTGTCATCCAAGCGTTAAAGGTCTCTGCGTTGGCAAGGATGGTGTTAACATCATGTTGCGCAGCACAAGCGTACTCAACCGCAGCCTTTAGAGCAACCTGTCGGATGATAGAAGCGGAACGGTCATCTGTCTTGGCAGCGAATGAAGGAGCAGATGGAGCTGATTGGTTATAGCCACCACCACCAAAAGCATTGGCTCGTTGGATTTTCACCGTGCCTTTCTCGTTCTTGGTGTACTCTACCTCATCGCCTACTGCGTAGGGAGGGGTCTGTGATTTTGCAAAGGCAGTACCGAAGTCTCCATTGTCGAAGCGAACCTCAAGCTTGAATAAATCTTGCCATTGGCCTGTGGGTGTGATTGAAATAATTTTTGACATAATAGATTGGTTTTAGATAAATAGAATTGATTGCTGCTCTAAAACATCAATACGAGCTTGAAGCTCTTGTATCTTGTTTTGAAGTGCTTGGATTTGTGCTTGTTGCACTTGCACCATCTCGGTGTAAACGTCTGAAGAAAAAGATAAAGTCATAACTTGATTGGTTTTACATATTGATGTTACGATTAGAAAGCGTTTGCCTAAACATTTCTTTCATACCAAGAGCGTTCTTCTTGTCCGTTCGGGTAGTAGCAGTTTCAAGTTTTGCAGACCATGTGTTGTAAAACTCAAGTAGGCGTTCAGTAGATAAATGTTGCATAATGATTGGTTTTTAATTATACCCAAATATACAACTAATTATGAATTGACCAACACGCCACTAAAAATAATTTCTGCCGTGTCTTTGGGAATTGTTGTATCGTGTACCAACTTTAAGGAATGCACATACTTACGGCTATCATCCTTCACACCACCCCAAGTCTTGAATGTGTCAAGGGCAAACTTGACCGCCATTATTGCATTGTCAATATCGTATCGGTAGTTGACCTTGCAATGGATGTGGACATCCTTTATCTCTTGCAGGTCATACTTCTCAAGCTGCGACATCACCTCTTTAGATACCAACTCCTTTGCCTTCACACGGGCAGTCCAATGCTTTGATGCATAAAATGCATTTAGGCTTGGCACTTTGCCTACGACAATCTTGTAGCTTTTCAATTATCGGGGATCAGATAGCCGCATTGGATGGCGAAGTGCAGGTCTATCTTGGCAATCTCACCGAGTAACTCTTGTTCTTTGTATTTCGCCTGTTGGCGAGCGTTGTATGTGGCTTCGCAGTTAGACATCAGCGTAGCGCACTCCTCAAGGATGAAGTCTATCTTCCTTCGCTTGGCAGGGTTAGTATAGTACTGCATATCGGCCTGTTGTTGTTTGGCTTCCTTCGCTTGTTGCGCTAATGGTTTGCTGCTCATCCTGTCGTTCAAGTTCAAAATTTAGGTGAGCGATAGCCTTGCGGATGTCATCGCAGATAGGGTTGTGAGGTTTCTTGCCTGCTCGCATCAAGTAGGTTAGAGCCGTACCCAAGTTGTAGTTATCAGGTTGGAAGTCCATCACCACATCCTTCGCCTCTATCTTCAACGTCTTGCCGATGTAGTACTTTGGTGTCATTAGCCAAAGGTACATCATCCCAATAAATGTAGATGTGGTCATTCATTATTTAG